CTCTGGTAGAGCTTCCCAGGAAATAGTTAATAATACGGCAGGGATTTTAATTCCTTTTTCTTTAAACGAACGAGCCGGATTAATTATAAGAAACAACTCTACAGCTAATGTTTTATATATTGGCTTTAGTTTAGCAGAGACAACCTTGGCAGAAGGATATCCTTTATACCCTGGAGAGTCTCTTGGAATGGCGATTGGAGCAGGACAAAATTTGTATGCTCTCTCATCAAGTGGAACAATTGACGTAAGGATTCTGGAAGCGGGGGGCTAGTAATTGTCTGTATTTTCTCCATCAGGAGTCACACTGCCGGCGGCAAGTGGTGACAACGCCGACTTATTAGTCGGTCTTCCTACAGTAGAAACTATACTATTATTAGACAAAGCTTTAGAATATACGATTACTCTCCCACAATCGATTAAGCGATTTGCACTTAAGACTCGTCAAAACTCAGTCTTAAGATTATCTTATACAGCAGGAGAAACTTTGCTAACTGAATATATAACTCTTGATTATGGAGTTACTTACTCAGAAAGTAATTTAAGTTTAACGGGGGCCATGAATGTTTATTTGCGGGCTAATAAGGGTTCCGTAGATATAGAACTACTTTACTGGTCATAGGAGACAAAGTAATGAAAACAAAGATAGTGTTTGATACAACAGATGCTGATACGATTGCAGCAAGTGACAGTATTGGAGCCTTTTTAAGGTCCGCTGATGGGACTCTAATTACTTCTACTACTGTTGGTGGAAAAGAAGCTCTTGACGTTCGCGTTGCAGAAGGCATTAACGTCGAAGTCGATTTGGACGCAGCTGATGATTCAGTTCAAGCGTGGCTACGAGATGGAGCAGGAACTGTTATCACTTCTACAGCTGGTGCTTTAGATGTTCGGTTTTCTAACACCACTATTGCAGTAACTGCTACTGATTTAGATATCAGAGACTTAGCTTTTGCTACAGATAAAGTAGATGCTAGCGGGTCCGTAGTTGCTTTAGATGCAGCGACTTTAGCAGCTCTCGAAAGTATTACTGTAAGTGGGTCTGTCACTGTCTCCGCAACTGACTTAGACATCCGTGACCTGACTTTTGCTTCCGATAAAGTAGATGCTAGTGGTTCTGAAGTTTCTCTGGATGCAGCAACTTTAGCAGCTCTTGAGAATATCACTGTTTCAGCAACTGACTTAGATATCCGTGACCTGACCTCAGCTACTGACTCCGTGTCAGCTTTGCTTAGCGATGCAGCGGGAAATGCTTTAACCTCTACAGCAGGCGCTTTGGATGTTAACATCGTAGCTACTGTTCCTATCACAACAAGTGATGCGGCGTTGGCAACTGTTGCTGTTCTCGCGTCCGCCACCTCTGTTACTACTGACGCAGCTTTAATTGCTTCCGTCCTTTCTAACAGAAAATATGTCATGATGACTAACACAGGTAACCGTGTTGTTTATATTGGCGCACCTGGTGTATCCGCAGCTACTGGCTTCCCTTTACATCCAGGCAGTTTGTTAGAAATGAGAGCTGGAGCCGCTGTTGCGATTAACGCAATTGCTGACGCCGGTACTCAGAACGTTAGGACTCTTCAACTAAGTTAAACGAATAGATAGGGGGGTATATTATGTTTACTAAAAATGATACTGAAAAGTTAGCTGAATTTTTAAATATGGTTGCTCTAAAGGCCGAATTCAATAATATGTCTATTAAAGATAATATTAAGTTGTTCGGTCTTTTGAGTTTCCTTCAACAAACTCTTATTCCTAAAATAGAGAGTAATATTCTAGAGGTCATTAAGCACACTCCAGCTGAACCTAAAAAGGTAAAGACTAAATAATGAGTGGATATTATACCCATGTATCTTTAGATGGTCCCGGAGACCAACTAAGCCTGGCTTTAACTACTACTCCTGTCTTAGTTAAGGTAGGGGCAACCGCTCTTACAGAGCGTAAGATGATAACAATCCAAGCAAACCAAAATAACACATTCTTAGGATACACATCTTCTGTGTCTTCTACTACCGGAATTAAACTGGCAAAAGACCAGATAGTTACTATGTCAGCTGCCGCCTCGTTAACCGTATATTTAGTGATGGGGTCGGGTACAGGGTCTGCCAGAATTGCGGAGATAGAGTAATGAGAGATATAAAATTTACAAATGTCGCATCTAGTACCCCTTTCGATAACTCTACTAACGGGTTTAATGGAGATAACGTACAGGACGCTCTTGAAGAAGCACGAGAAGGCCAGCCCTTTCAGTTTGTAACTTTTCAGTTTCTAGGACAAATGAGCTTTAGTCAGTATTTATATGCAGGTGTACACAGCGATAGCGGTATGAATAGAAGAAGTGGTGACACCTCAAACGGATATAGATTTAGTAATTCCGCTCCTTTAGTTGTTAATAAAACCGGAGTAGTGGATGCAGCAGCCGTAGCTATAACAGGGATTGCACAGTCTACCGCTACCCCAGCAGCAAACATGGAGCTTAAATTTGAATTATGGAAAGTAGGGTTTGCTAATGAGGGAACTCTTTTAGGGGATATTATTTTTAACGTAGTATCAGCTAACTACACTATAGGAAACTTTCAGAACTCCTCTATCTTAACAGGGTTTGGAGAAAACCAACCCCAAAATATAAATGTGGAAGCTGGAGATTTAATTGGAGTTAAATTTATAAGAGTACTTGGAAACAATAGAGTATCTACTATAACTAATGTGACCCTGAATTTAGAGATAAGGGAGACTTTATAATGATAGTTTTAACTAATACTACTCCGAATGAGATTATAGTAATGGAAAGATTATTTAGAGAGTCCGGGGAGAACGATGACTCTTATGAAATACCTGTATTAAGGATACCTGAGTGGGCTAACTCAAGTGCTATTCTTTCTTATATAGCCGACGGCAGTTTATCTTTAAGCCTTAACCAAACTGTAATCTCGGATGTAAATCGTGCTATAAATACTTTAAAAGGCATTGGCCCTAAGCAGGTAGAAAACCTCCCCCAAGCCTTTGCAGCTAAGACTCTCCCTAATGGCAAAAAGCTGTTTAGAAGAGTGATAGGAATGTCTACCTCAGTTAACGATAGTGAAGTAACTGTTAACCATACAGTAACTTACGCTAACTGTAAGATTACAGGGGTAGAGGTAATCGGCGCAGTATTAGGGGATAGTTGTAAATTCCAAGTAAGGGATACAGCAGCGGGCACACTGACTACCGTCCCCTTCTTTCTTTTAAACGAATTTGGTACAGGAGTTTTTATGGCTAAAGACTTCCATGACTTTTATTCTGAATATGACGCTGACCTGTTTGTTGGGCTGGTTGTCCGAATGCTGTATACGCCCAAGGACACAGGGGCCGCTCGGGATGTTTATTTTAACCTTATCCTACACGAAGTGGTTTAACTTCGACAGGGGGTAAATTATGGTAAATATAACTGTTGGGTTTAGTGTTAGTAATAGTAAGCTCTCTAAAGTAATAAGGTTTATAGAGGGAGCAACTGTATCTCACACTTATATCCAGTGGTACTCCGATAAAATTGGTAGAGTGCTAATATATGAAGCTTCTGGAACCCAGGTTAACTTTACAAACCTTACCCGGTTTTCTAGAAAACAGAACATAGTTAAGGAGTTCACCTTTCCTATATCAGAGAAATCCCATCAAAGGGTCCTTCAGTTTTGCATAGATAACGCTAGAGAACCTTACGGATTTAAGAACCTTATAGGACTAGGATGGGTCAAGTTACTGAGGAGAGTGGGAATTAAAACAGGGAATCCTTTTTCCTCAAACCACTATATTTGTTCAACCCTGGTAGCTACTCTATTGACAAATCAACTAGAATTTGTTATACCTATAGATATACGATTATTGTCACCTTCCGACTTATTAGATTATTTAACAGACTTAGGAGATTAAAAATGGGTAACGGGTATTCGCCAAAAGAACTAGCAGCTATTCCCCAACGTGTACTGGCTTCTCAATCCGTTCAGGTCGGTAAAGAAGAAGGGTTGAGCGCAGGAGGTTCTATTCATTTGAGAGTCGACATCCTCGTATCGGCTGTTACTGTAGGTAGTGGTATCACAGCAAAACTCCAACAAAAGCGGTTTGATACGTGGGCTGACCTGGCCTCTGCTAATAGCTCTGTAGCTATTACTGCCGCAGGAGAAGTAACTATCCGTCTCTTAGTCGAGCGAGCTGCTGACCAAGCTGACATGCCTTTAGCCAAGCAAGTTCGAGTTGTAGTTACTACGGCTGCCGGGGCTGCTGTAACTGTAGATAAAGTTCGCCTTCTTCAATCCTTATAATAAAGTAAACTAGTAGGTTAAGTTATTAATACTAATGATAAATTATTAGCTTCTGCTCTATCTAGGCTTGATAAGCTTAGTAAAGCTGACTCGTTTGACCCGTTGTTTCCGGGCAGTAAAGCCAATGCAGGCCAGCAAGCTTTCCTTGATGATATCCATACGTTTAAACACAGGATAATTCGAGCAGGTAACAGGGCCGGAAAAGGTTCTACTGTAGCCCGAGAGTTGGGATGGGTACTTAATAATAACCACCCCAAATGGAAGAGACCACCAGAATGGGGAGACGGCCCGATATTAGTTCTTGTGGCTGGACAGAGTAGAATGATGATTGAGACTGAGTTGTGGGAAAAGAAAATCCTACAATACCTTAATCCAGAAGACTGGAGACACTCTAGAGTTGGAGGAACTCTCCAATACGTTGAGAATAAGAAGACCGGAGATAAGATTGTATTTGTCTCCCATGCAGATAGTTCAGATAAAAACCGAAAGAATATGCAGGGTTATACGGCTCAGTATGTTTGGTTAGATGAGATGCCTAGTAGTTCTGCTCTCTTTCAAGAGATTCGCGCACGAGCTGCAACCAATGGATATTTTGTAGCTAGCTTTACTCCTAAGTTTAGAAGCGATAGTATCCGTCAAGTTGTGGATAGCATACAGCCACCCTACGGCCAAGTTTACCGTCTTAGTATGCTAGACAACCCTGTCTTTAAAGAACGACGGGAAGAGGTCTTACGAGAGCTTGACGGGTATACAGAGGCATATAAGAACGCTGTACTGTTTGGAGACTGGTATACAGGGGACACGGCGGTCTATGAATTTGAAAGAGACCTTGCTGTTAAAGAACCAGAAGGCTACCACCCTAGCTGGCGGCATGTTGAGAGCGTAGACCCTGCAATTAAAAGTAAGTTTGGCTATACCTTATGGGCAGAGCGTCCTGTAGACGGGGTATGGTTTTTAGTTAAAGATGAGTATATTAGTGGAATATTTAGTCCAGATGCTATATTTGATGAGGTAGTTAAAAGAGGGGTAGGATATAATATTATCCGTAGAGTGTGTGACCCTCATGAGAGCTGGTACATTGGCTATGCAGCGTCGAAAAAGGTAAACTATATGTTACCCTATGATAAAGCTAATAGAAAAGGGGAGTTAATTAAAAACCTACAGTTAGCTATTTCTAGAGGAACCATCCAGATAGCTCCGTGGTGTTCTAACTTTTTAGAGGAAGTTAGTAGCTGTCAGTGGGCTGAAAGCGGTGACCGAATTGTTAATGCAAGTAGTTACCATACCTTAGACTGTGCCCAGTATTTTATAGATTGTATGCCTAAGTATGAAGGACCTATTATTCCTACTAATGCAGATGCTGCTTTAAGGCTAGGCAATCAAAAAAGAAAAGAAAAAGAGTATCAGGCTAAACTCCTTAACCAAGGTGGAAATAATAGAGCAAGAATGTTAGGTGGTTGGGCTGTTCGTCAGCACTCAGGGTTTAGAATTAAATAATTTTAAGGGGTGGGTTATGGTAGTCTTAGTCTTATTAGTGTTTTTTAATTTGTTACTCTTAAGCTTTTTAGGATTAACTCTTCTAAGTATTCGTCACACAAGGGAATGTATGCTTAAAGACTATCAAGATTCTATCCGTCAACATAGAGTAGTTAGCCTTGCTCGGAGGAGTAGTCGTGGAAATTAAGATTAGTTTAAAGATGCCAGCTCCGTCAGAATCCGTTAAGCAAACAGAGAAACCGGTTGATTTGTTTATAGAAAAAGTGTATGATTATCTATATAAGTGTGAGTCAAGTGTTTTAGATTCTTCTTTAGAGTTTAAGTACCTGAAATCAGTATATAAAAAGCTTACTTCAGTTAAACAGTTAAATCCTTGCCTAAAACCTGTTCTTAAGAAGCTAGAGGATTTTATGGTTAAACAATCTTTTAGTGAAGACATCCCTTTAGATTCTTCTAAAATGAATAGGTGGGAATAACATATGAAATTAGATATTTGGTCAACCAAAGACAAAGCTGAAAAAGAATTAAATAAAAGATTAAACTTTAGTAAAGACCAAAAGTCTAAACTAACCTTTCGTTGGAAAGAAAACGAGAGATTAGTCTTTAATACTAAGGGCGGCAACCTTTCTGATAATGCAGAAGTTAACGTTCCTGTTGAGTACGGTAACCTCCAAGAAGGAGTAGACCAGGGTAACGGCAGTGCTGGTACTAACTTTCTATTTAAAAACCTCCGCTTCATTCATGCTCAGATGTCTGCGAACCCTCCTTCGGTTCTTCCTAGACCTACCTCTTCTGACGCTGAAGATAAAAGAGCGGCAGATGCTGCCAATAGAGTTGTCCAGCATGCTATGAGACAATATAACCTCCAGGAAAAAATAGACTCTGCAAACTTAAATTGCCTGTTATATGGCACTGGCTTTCTTAAGGTTATGTGGGATACCGAAAAAGGTGATATCTTAGATATTAACGAAGAAGGTAAGATGTTGTTTGAGGGTGACATTGTTGTTAGTGTTCCAAACCCTTGGGATATATTTATTGACCCAGAAGCAACTAACTGGGAAGACGTTAGATTTGTATTTGAAAGAGTGTTTATTCCTTATGAGGAAGCTGTTTATAACTGGCCAGAATCTAAGGAGTTGTTTGATAGTATTCGTGAACAACAAACTATGTTCCCTAGTGGCATTGACTCCCAAGCCCAAAGGACCGAAAGTATATTAAAGCATAAATACTTTGACAGTATTGAGTTATATCAGTACTGGGAAAAAGGCCTTCCTACTAACGGCTACCAAGGTAGATTTGGCGTCTGTACTAAAGGCGGCCAACTTGTTGGACAGATTGAGGTGAACCCTGAACGGTATAAGCAGCCAGTAACTAAAGGAAAAAAGTCATTTGCAAAAGCTCAATTACCTTTTGTGTGTATTACTGACATTGATGTACCTAATAGTTTTTGGGGCAAAAGCTTTGTAGAGTTCGGTACTAACCTCCAAGACAACTTAAACAGACTTGATACCGTCCTTTTAGAAAACATTCAAGCCCACGGTGTAGCAAGGCTCCTCCTCCCAGAAGGAACAGAAGTTGCAGACGGTACTTTTACTAACTCTCCTTTAGATATTATAAAATTCTCTGGTAATCAGATGCCTCAGTACATGGCTCCTATGGCCCTCCCTAACGGAATGAGTGAGTTACGGGAAAAACAAAAGCTTGGCATTGATGATATGAGCGGTGTCAATGAGTCTATGTTTGGGCAGGCTTCTCGAGAAACTTCTGGCTTTAGTATGCAATACGCTACTAACCAAGGTAACTTAATTAGACGAAGACTGTTTAATAAATATACACTAATGGTAGAAACTCTGTATAAAAGAATACTCCAGATAACCCAGACTAAATGGACAACTCCACGGACTATCCAAGTACTTGGGAATGAAAAAGCTTTTGAGGTCATGGACATTAAAGGTGCTGACTTAGATAGTGGCTATAGTTTTGTTTCTGAATATGGAACTAGCTTTAGTCTTGACCCCACAACTAGAAGAGAAGAGATTCTTACTTTAATGCCTTTGTTTGAGAAAGCAGGAATGAAGCCAAGAGAGATTTTAGGTAAACTAAAACTGTCTGATATTAGTAGTTTATATGATAGTATGGAGTTGGCAGCTTCTAGACAAAGAGAAATATTTGAGGAAATGGTTACTTCAGGTTTGTTTATTCAGCCAGAAGAACTCCAAGACCACAGAAATATGTTAGATTTTAGTTATAACTATGTTATGACTGCTGAATTTAAATATTTAAAACTTGAGGACAGGGACTTAATTAAGGCCCATGTAAAAGCGCGGGAACAATTAGCAGCTACCGAACAAGCCCAGCTTGCCGGTGGCGGCGTCCCCGGGCCGGAAGCTCAAGGAATAGCAGGTCCCCCCCCTGCTCTTCCTGGCTCTGCCGGACCTTTGGACGTTACGCAGTTACCTCCTATGGGGTAAGACTGTAAGTTAATTTAATATATAAAGATAGTGTTATTTTTATTGACACTGTCTAATAAGTATGCTAATTTTAGTGTAGGGGAGACTTTAACCTTTTGGCCTATCCTTTAAATAGAGACGGCAGGAGAACAGACTATGAGTGATAAGCCTGAATTTAATCGTATGGACAGTATCTTATCTAAGCTTGAGGACGGCAAATTGAATTTGTCAGTAGATAAAGAAACTTCCGAAGAGTTTAATACTGAATTTAAGATAGATGAAAGTGAGCCTTTACACGAAGACTCATCTAATATAGAAGACGAACAGTCTTTAGTTGTTGAGGAAGCCGAGACACCTGAAGTATCCCTAGAAGACTCATCCATTAAGGAGCCGGCCAGCTCTTCGGACGATATCTTTGAATTAAAGGTCACAGGACCCAAGGGACCCCAGACAGTTAAAGTAGATTTAACGGATAAAGAAAAAATAAAAAACTATGTTCGATTAGCACATGGTGCCAGGAAATGGCAAAAAGAACGAGACGA